CCTCTCGCCGGAGACGGTTGGCCGGATGGCGAACTTCTTTGGTCGGCATCGGGTCGACCTCGATGCACCGGCGGCGGATCCAAGTCATGGGGACTATCCGTCCGCTGGTGTCATCGCCTGGCTGCTCTGGGGCGGCGATCCGTCCGATCCGGACGGAGCCGGTGCGGCGTGGGCTCAGCGCAAGATGGACGAGCTCGAGCGAGCCGAAGAGAAGAACGGCGACGCGTCGACGCCTGCCGAGCCGAGCGAGCGGATCGAGGGATCCGACGAGAATCCGGAAGGGTCGGCGTCCGGCAGTCGCGGCGGCATCGAGATTTCGGAAGCTCAGGAAGCGGCTCTGGAAAAGAAGCGAGACGAGCACAACGAAAAGCACGGCGATGATCCCGGAAAGAAGGTCGACCTCGGCATGCTGAAGGCGGTCTATCGCCGCGGAGCTGGGGCGTTCTCAACCTCGCATCGTCCGGGAATGACTCGCCAGCAGTGGGCAATGGCTCGCGTCAACGCGTTCCTCTACCTGGTCCGGAACGGCAAGCCGGAGTCGGCGAAGTACACCTCAGACAACGACCTCCTCCCGAAGGACCACCCGAAGTACGAGGCTAAGGAGGACAAGGGTTGCGACTGCTGCTCGACGGTCGAGAAGGCGGCCAAGGTCTACGAGTGGCCTGAGGAGACCAAGTGGTACCGGCTCGCGATCGAAGGGCTTGAGGACGACTACGACAGGCTCCGCCCAAAGGCCGCCGAGGACGAGCCGACAGCTGACGACGACATCCGAGACGGCGAGAGGCGGACGCCGGCGATGGCGATCCGGTCCATCGTCGAGGACGGTCTCCAGCAGGTCCAGACTCGGCTCGTACGGGCCTTGGAGTCCGGAGAGGTCTCTCCGACGCCTCAGAAGGCCGATGGCCGCGAGAAGGCGATCAGGAAGATCCTGGAGGATCTGGCGGGCGTCTCCGGCAAGATGCTCGACGACCTGGTCGCGGCATTCGGGCAGGCGGCTCGCGGCGGTCAGTCGGTCGGGATCTCCCGGATCAATGAAATCATCGCCGCGACTGGAGCCGGTCGGATCTCCGTGCCGGCGGTTTCGGACGCTCTCGCCAAGGCTCTCCAGAAGCGAGCGGCGTTGATCGTCGAGAGCGTGGTCGACGAGACCGTGCAGGCGTTCGACTCCGGCCTCGGTCAGACGTTCTCGATCGACAAGGAGATCGAGCGGCTTCGATCAGGCTACGGCTACAGCCGAAGCCGGGCCGAGGTCATCGCTCGGACCGAATCCGCCAACGCCTACCACGAAGGCCAGATCGACGCCTGGAAGCAGTCGGAAGCCGTCGAGGAGAAGCACTTCCTCAAGGCCGCCGGAGCGTGCGAGTTCTGCGACGCCGTCGCGAGGCAGTACGGGCCGGGAGCGAAGGCACTGCCGATCGACGCTCCGATGGTCAAGGCCGGTCAGACGATCAGAGGCACCGGCGGCGGCACGTTCAAGGTCAGCCTCAGTTCGCCAGGCATCGTGCATCCGAACTGCCGGTGCGACTTCGTTCCAGTTCTGAAGGACTTCGGATGATCCGCAAGACTCTCTCCGCCAACATCGAGAAGGCCGCCGGCGTCAAGGTCGAGGCGACGATCACGACCGAGACGATCGACCGCGACGGCGAAGTGCTTATCTCGCAAGGCATGAACGCCACCGAGTACGAGCTGAACCCGGTCGTCTTCTACAACCACGACTACGCTCAGCCGATCGGGCGGATCTCCGAGCTGCGTCGCGGCAAGGGCAAGATCGACGCGACGATCCAGTTCGCTCAACGTCCGGAAGGCTTCGAGGGATCGTACTTCCCGGAGTTCATTGAAAGCCTCGTCGACCAAGGCATCGTCAAGGGCATTTCGGTCGGCTTCGTTCCTGAGGCCGGTGGCGTTCGCAAGGCGAGCCCGAAGGATCGCGAGGACTACGGCGACCAGGTCCGGCAGGTGTACTCGAAGTGGAAGCTGCTCGAGGTTTCGGTCGCTCCGCTGCCGGCGAACGCGACTGCTCTGGTGTCGGCGGTTCGCAAGGGCTTCGTCAACAAGGAAGACGCCGTGCGGTGGCTCGACTTCGACCCGGATCGTCGGATCATCGAAATCAAGATGCCCGGACGTGGGCGTCTTTCGACTCTCTGAAATGCAACGCGACGTAGTCGCGATCCGGGCGGGTGGCCGCTAGGGCCGGACCGATGGGTCAATGACAAGAGCGCGAATCGTTCTGGTTATTCACTCACAAGTCAAAGGAACTAGCGATGAATCTCAAGACCATCGCGCAGATCGAAAAGGATCTGCAGAACATCGCCGACCAGGTCGGTGAGAAGGGCTTCGCTCAGGCGAAGGCTCTGTACATGGAAAAGGTCGCCGTGGTCGACGAAGAGGGCACGCCCCTCTCGGCTGAGGAGATCGAAATCGTCCTGATGCCGAAGATGAAGGAAGAGGAAGAAGAGAAGGCCGACGAGATGGAAGAGGAAGAGGAGAAGGTCGCTGCGGCTCCGGCACCGAAGTCCGCTCCTGCTCCTCGTCGGAAGGCCGCGTCAATCGCTGCTCGCATGTCCGCGCCGGCGATCGTCCGTCCTCGCGTCTGGGGTTCGCTCAAGAACTTCAAGAACGACGAGCGTGGCGATGCGGTCGACAAGGCTCAGCGATTCGGCCACTGGCTCCTCGCCTCGAAGGGCAACCGCAAGAGCCTCGCGTTCTGTGATTGCAACGGCATCGAGGTCAAGGCCCACACCGAAGGCGTCAACTCGGCCGGTGGCTTCCTCGTGCCTGACGAGTTCGAGACCGAGCTCATCTCGCTCCGCGAAGAGTTTGGCGTCTTCCGTCGAGAGGCTCGTGTCCGTCCGATGACCAGCGACACTCTTCGGGTGCCGCGACGCTCGGCGACCCTGACCGCCTACCCGGCGGGTGAGGCGACCGCGATTACCCAGTCGACTCAGACCTTCGAGTCGGTCTTGCTCGTCGCCAAGAAGTGGGGCGTGCTCACCACCGTCTCGAACGAGCTGAACGAGGACGCCTTCGTGAACCTCGCCGACGATGTCGCGGGCGAGATCGCGTACGCCTTCGCCAAGGCCGAGGATCAGGCTGGTTTCATCGGTGATGGCACCTCAACCTACAATGGCATTGAGGGCGTGGCGACGATTCTTGCCGCTGGCACCGATGATGTTCAGCATATTGAGGCCGGCCTCACGAATGCCGCCGACATTACGAAGGCCGACATTCACGATTTGATGGGTCTTCTTCCTGCGTATGCCGACACCCCGAACTGCAAGTTCTACATGCACAAGAGCACTTGGCATGCGGGTTTTGAGCGCACCGCGATCGACTATGGTGGAACCAGTGGTCGTGAGGTTCTTGATGGATATCGTGGCCAGCCCAGCTTCCTCGGTTATCCCGTGGTGTTCACGCAGGCGATGGAATCTGGTACGTTTGCTGCAAACAGTGCGGTCGCCCTCTTTGGTGATCTGACTCTTGCTGCTTCGTTCGGAGATCGTCGGCAGACCACTATCCAGATCTCGGATTCAGCTCTGAACGCTTTTGAGCAGGACGAGCTCGCCATTCGTGGCACCGAGCGGTTTGACATCAACGTCCATGACACCGGCGACAGTTCGACAACTGGGCCGATTGTCGCTCTTCGCGCCTGATCCTTCTGATGACTTCGGGGAGGCTCGGTTCGCCGGGCCTCCCCTGAAAGGACTCTAGCTATGCAAAACCTCGCCGCCACCAAGGCCGCGATCCTGGTCTCGCCGCAGAGCGCGACCGATCCGACCGAGTCCTACGTCGACACGCTCGGCTTCGACTCGGCTCTCGTCCTTATCTCGCTCGGTGCCACTGGTGCCTCGGGCATCTCAGCTCTCAAGATCCAGGAGAGCGATGTGTCCGGCTCCGGCTACACCGACATCGTCGACTTCGACGGCGATGCCACCTACACCGACATCGAAGGCAGCACGCTCGCTCTTCCGGGTGCTGGCAACGACGACGAAGTGTGGGTCGTCCATCTCGACCTTCGCGGCCGACAGCGGTACCTGAAGTGCGTCGTCGACTCGGCGACCAACGCTTCGGTCCTCGGTGTGACTGCGGTCCTTGGCCGCGCCGGAGAGTCGATCGCCACCAACGCCGGCCACACCTCCAGCACCGTCGGCGGTGCCGGTGTGTTCGTCGAGATCTGATCCTCTTTCTCCTTTCTGAGGGCGGGCGGGAGCTTCGGC